TTGTTTTGAAATAAACATATCCAATTTTTGTTTAAGTTCAAATAAAGTTGGATTGTGTTCAATAAATGTATTTATCTTGTTTTTTGATTTCATAAATAATATTTGTAATTTACTGAAATAATAAATGGAATTATACGAAATAGCGATTACAAATTCTTGGAATTGAGTAGGAAATCTTCTCTCTAAAACATCCGCAAATAAAATTAGAATACAAAGAGAATTTATCAAATCTGTAATCATTATTAATATATTTAATAATGATTTCTATTTAAGTAGTTTATAAATATTTTACAAACAGTACTCTTATATACTAATTTTCATCAGCATAAAAAAACGGTTCGCCATCTTTTAAATAACCTACTTTTAACCCTTGTTCGCCTTCATCAGTTAGTTCCCAAATAAATCCATTTTCGTCATCATTAGTACAGTAAGTTTTATCATCAATTTCAATTTCAAAAATCTCTTCATCTTCATCTTCAGAATCTTCTGTCTCTTTTTTAGTTTCAGTCTCGATAGTTGCTTCCTCTTCAACAGCTTCTTCTTCTTTTTCATCATCTTCTTCATCATCTTCTTCATCATCTTCTTCATCATCTACTACTACTTCTACTATTACTTCTTCTACTTCATCTTCTACTTCTTCTTCTTCTTCAGCTTCTTCTTCAGCTTCTTCTTCAGCTTCTTCTTCAGCTTCTTCTTGTTCCTCTTCTTCAGATTCTTTTTCTTCAACTACTTCTGCTACTTGTTCTTCTTCTTCAGCTTGTTCCTCTTCTTCTTTAACAGCATCTTCTTCTTCCTCCTCTTCTTCTTCTACAGCTTCTTCTTCTACAGCTTCTTCTACACACTCTTCTTCATCAGCTTTTTGTTTTACCTCTTCTTCTTTTTCTTCATCAATGTCTTTAGATTCTTTAATATGGATTTCGATATTTTCGTTCTGACTACTTGTAACGATAGTAGATTTGTTAATAATATCTATAGATATGGATTCATTAATTTTTCTATTGTTATTTGTTGTTTCTGTTATTTGTTTTATTCCTACATCCAAATTTGTTATCATATTTGTAAAATTATCTAAAATAGGAATTATTTTATTATATTTCTCTTCTATTTTATGTAATTTATTTTCTAATTCAATGAACTGATCGCGAACAATATTTTGTGTAATATCTTTAATATTAATAAAATCAGAATTTTTAGTGTCAATATCAGTATGAGAATCCGAATCAAAATCATACCCATTTACGCGTTCCATAGAAATTTTTCTATTAAATTCTTCGGCTATAGACGGTAATTGAATCAATTGCTGATGAGTTTTTTCTAATAATTCATGTCTCTCGATATAATTAGCTAACAATTTATTTAATCCTTTTTGAATTACTTTTTCAATATCCCCCATAATATTTTTGATATCGAATGAATGTTCGTGTTTAGTCTCTTGCATTTTTGTATATTTTAATATATAACAATTCGTTTAATATGATTTAAAAAATAATTTATCTATTTCATAAATGTTGGAAGAAATTACTTTAGTTGAGACAGACCAAATAGATGCGAAAGTTCAGGTAATTTTAAGACAAACAAACTATACAAGTGAAGAAGCCAAAGAAAAATTAAAACAATTTAATTTCAAGGAAGAGGATGTAATCAGACACTATTTTGGTATTACTGATAAAAAAAACCAACAAAAACCTACATCACTCAATCAAAATATTTATAAACAGTTAAGAGGATATTTAGATAGTGCAATGAAAAATTATCGCGAAAAAAATAATAAATAGCAGTTACTATCGCGAAGATATAGAAGAAAATAAAATATAACTAAATAAAATAGTTTGTATAAAATTACCGCTTCTTAGGTTTTAATTTTATTGGATTCATTTTATTGATTTGATTCATTGGATTAGGTGATGTCGGAGTGAATAACATAGAATTCAAACGATTGATATAATCTACAAAATAAATAATTAAAAAGCTAGAAAGTAGCAAAATTAAACCAACAAAATGTTCCGAGATATATTCCATAATAGAATATATTGTTAGTTGTTCTTCATTTTCATATGTCATAATATAATATTATAAAAAAATAATATTATATTTATTATGATATATACATAATATTATTCTAATTCTGAGCTAGACCAAAACGTTCGTTTAATATGTTTGTTTTTGTTTGCTTTTTTTGAAATTTTCTTAATTTAATATTATTAGTTGGAATTATTTTATTATTAATGATAAAATCATCATTATCCTCATGAAGTTCTGGCATCACACGTGTTAATGGTTTATCAACAACTAAAAATAATCTTTCATTCCGCAATAATGAACGGAATTCTTGAATAGTTAAATTTCCATAATACTTTTCCAACATATAATATGGATTTGGAGCAGGTTTAATATTTTTATTATAATTGTAAACTTTGGAATAAATATGATTCATCAACTGATATCGTTCAAATTTAATAGAGCTATCGATATTTTCTTCCATTAAATGTGCTACTGCACACTCTGGACTACAAAAACACCCGTATACTTGATATGTGTCATTTATAAAATGCTTTGGAATATAAACCGGGGGATTATCAAATTCACATGTATCCCAAAAACACGCAGATTTTTTATTTTCAATATTGTTAATATGTAAATTATGTTCGAGTAGTTTTAATTTCTTCCAAATATCTCTAATATCATTATCTTTATCTTTATTTTTGATGGTCTCAATATCAAAATCAGTAGTATCAGTATCACCACTGCCTTCATAATCAGATAATCTAGTTGTTGTCGTATTGATTATATCATTAAATTTATCGTTTTCATTATGAATAGTGTCGAAATATAGATTATTAGGATGAGAAAACGAATAACCCTCCAAATTAGAACCAAATAAATTAGTCGATTTTAAATCTTTTAAAGAACATTTCAAATGTAATATGACATTAGGTTTTGACTCCTTGACATTATTTAAATGAATAATTTGCTGTATAATTTTTCCGCCTTTTGGTTTACGCCCTCTTTTCTTGGTTACGGGTTTATTTGGTGATAATTGTTCGGAAGAATTATCTGGAAAATCAGGAGTGTCTTCTGTAAGGATAATGTTGTACTCTTTGTCAGAAGATATTACATCATTAATACAATTCATATTATTATCTTTATTACTCTCAGTTTCTTCTATTGTAACAACTATATTTTCACTAATATTAGATTCCAAATTATTAGATCCCAAATTATTAGATCCCAAATTATTAGATCCCAAATTATTAGATCCCAAATTATTAGATCCCAAATTATCGGGTTTTTTATTCAATGCTTTATCAGCATCTTCAAGTTCTTTTTTTGATTTACGTCCACGTTTTTTAGTAGGTATTTTTGTGATATTTTCTTCGACTAATTCTGATTTATTAAGCATTATACTTTAAATATAATATTCAATTTAAATTGTTTTTATATATATTATACATAATTTGTTCTGACCTAATTTTTTGTTTCATAACACACTCTACATACTGGAATATAATTTTCTGAGCCAACAATTGTCTGTTCTTTTTCATCTGTTAATCTCATTGAGAATATTCCTTTTCTTCCGTTTTTACACAACGAACACAAGGAAGTTAATTTTTCAACCTTATCACATAACGGTATCAAATCAAGAATTTTCCCAAATTTCTTTCTCTCAAAATCTCCATCTAATCCGCAAACATAAACCTGCTTATTATGAATTAATAATTGATTTACAAATTCAAGTAAATCAGGAAAGAATTGACCTTCATTTATAAGAATAACTTCACTTGTATGTACTTTATATTGGTCTTCTTTACGATTTATGAGTTTATTATTGCCAGATTTTTCGTTGATATTATTATAATTGTCAGGAAGCGAAATATGGTCCGTCCATACATCCATGAGTTTATCAGTTTTAATACAAGGAATCTTAATTTTATCATGTGATGATAACAGATGTTCGTCGTAACGATTATCTATTATATGATTAATCGCAACAACAGGAATATTACAAAATTTACACTGATTATAGATTTCAATCAATTTTGTAGATTTACCGGAGTACATAGATCCTAATATTATTTCAAGATAACCGGATGTATAATGCGCCGTCATGGTATTACTTTTATCCATTAAATATCTTTAATATTTTTAATTTCATTTTTAAAAGTAAATAAAATTAAAGTATAAAGAAATAAAATAGATATAATTAATGACTAGTAGCGGTATACCTTTTGCTGAACTTTATCGACCAAAAAACCTTGAAGATATTGTGCTAGATCCTATAAATAAACAAATTTTAAAAAACATAATAGAAACCGCTTATTTTCCTAATTTATTATTTTACGGGCCACCTGGGACAGGCAAAACAACTACTATTATTAATCTAATAAATTCATATCAAGAGAAAATGGGTATAAAAAATAAAGATTTGATAATACATTTAAACGCATCCGACGAGAGAGGAATTGATATCATCCGAAATCAAATCAATTTCTTCGTGAATTCAAAACCTCTATTTAACAATGGTATGAAATTTGTAATATTAGATGAGGTAGACTATATGACAAAAAACGCACAACAAGCCTTAAGATATTTATTACAAAATTACACAAGTAATGTAAGGTTTTGTCTAATATGTAATTACATTAGCAAAATAGATGAAGGGTTACAAAATGAATTTATACGTTTGAGATTTAATCAACTTCCTAAAGAAGAAATAGTGACATTCATAAATAATATATCAGTATCTGAAAAGCTAAATTTATCACAAAAAACACTTTCATGTATTCAAAAACTTTATAAATCAGATATTAGAAGTATGATAAATTTCATGCAGTCAAATCAAAATCTAGAAAATGAATCTCTAAATATTATCGACAACTATATATGGGAAGAACTACTTACAAAAATTAACAATAGAGAGAAAATCGAAATAATTAGCAATTATATTCATGTAATAAGTATAAACTACAATATTGATAAAAAAAATATAATAAAGGATTTCCTAAATTATATTATTAAAACATATCCTAAATATGTTAACAATAAGTTTTTAGATTTTGTAGAAAATTTGATGCATTCTCAAAATCAAAATATGAATACTCATGTGAATTATTTAATATCAAGATTATCATCATTATCCGTATAATGTTTATTATTCATATTATATTTATTAATTCTCATATGTAATTTAATAATAAATTCATTAGGAGGTGAACTTTTCGAGGGATCAAAAAAATTTTGCTTAAGACTATACTCACTTTTTGGAGATTTTATCTTCATGGTTGTAGTTAAATTTTGTTTAATTTCGATCGGGGTACTTCTTTCACGGATGATGTATTGATTTTCAGCTAGCATTCTTTATATTATATATTAAAGAAAATAATTGAAATAAAATTAATATAAAGAATATAAAGACACTTCACCTTTATAATATATTGTCTATAAAATGAATATCGACCAAGAATGGGAAAACTTTATATCATCTGAATACAATAATGATGATGTATCAGATGAAGAAGAAGAATATCCTCATTTAAATCACGTTTTAAAAAATAATGATGAAGAGTTTGTTTCGGCTAATTTGACAATGGATATGAATAATATTGCTCCTAAAGCTACGGATATTTACATTAGTACGAAAACAAAAATTGCCTATTTGAATGAAACTATTGATTTAAAGTCTATATTTTGGAAAGTCCCTGTTATATCATATTCGACACCTATAAATGGTGTTATAAAAAAACAAATGAAATTTAATTCAATCAGTAAAGAAGAATTAGAATTTATACAAAATAAGATTAAAGATGAAACTTATTTTGAAGAACATATTATAACGCATATTGACAATCCAGCTGGTCGTATTAAATTTAAAGATATTCGTAAAATTAGTATAGGTATTTCAAAAAAAGATATTTTGAGTTATCGCTGTAAGAAGAAG